CCTAGAACTACGAAACTGACGGAGTTCTGCTCTGACTCTGAATTGGAATTGCCTTGAAAGTTAATTGGGCCCTCTGGATAGACTAAATAGCTTGTTAGTGATTTTATCTCTCTATCTAGTCCGAGTTTGGCAATTATCATCTCTTTAGCACATTCAGAAGCCGTAGCGATTGTTGCTCCGACGATTCCTTTTGCCGCGTTATCCCCCAGCATCTCTGACTGCCACTTTGCTAGCCAATTCATGATTGTGTGGTTGACGTCGTCTGCAAAAGTGACTTCAATGTCCACATTTGTGGAAGCTTGTGGGATCTTTAGCGGCCCTCTTACTGTGTCTAAAGTAAATGATGAAATTGTGGATAAGTTTTCTCTTACTTCTACTGCTGGGAACCAACTATCAAAAGGGGCAGGGGCTTCTGGGAACATTATGTCCCAAAGATACCCTCTGCCCCATTCGATATTCCGAACTTGATCTATATCCTCAAGAAATCCTGGCATTAAATCTCAACCGATCCCGGTGCCCCTTCGAGGAAGTAGTCAAAAGCGATACTGACAGTCGGCTTGTAGAAATCGTTTGTATCGCCTCCGAGCTGCCCACCGTGATCTTTCGACTCCAGATAGCAGCCGAACAGATAGTATTCCCAGATGGGCTCGTTCTGTCGGTTGAGCCGAGTCAGCTTTACCGTCGCTGAAACGTCTACCTTGGTGGCCTGCTTGCCGGTTCTTGATTCATAGCACAGTTCTGACCACTGATCCAGGAAAGCGGAGACCTTATTGTCTACGGTTTCCACGAACTGGGCAGTCCATGGAGAGTCGTATCCGTAGATCCCTGGGTTCCTGACTTTGTGGCCGCGAATGTTGACTTCGATCGTTTGCCCTGTTCGTTTGGGCATGTCGGCTGAAACACACCGAAGATTGAGGTCATCGCCGATCTGATCTGCTCCCTGTGGATATTTGATAAATTCCAGCATCCACGCGTACATGGGAGCGAAGTCGCCGATGTTTCTTACATCATCAATTTCTGGTCTAACGCCCATGGTAAATTACCTCCTGTTTATTAAACGGCCGTCTGTGCCACACCGAAGGCCATCCCTGTTGGGACGATGACAACGGTGAAGCGGATGAATTCAACTGCCTTGATCGGCTTCACAAAGAGATCCACGTTCAGCTGATAGTTGTCGATGTCGACAGCGGTGTTATTTGTCGCGTCGCAAATAACTGAGAAGTCGTAAACACCTCTGCGGGATTTGATGTTGGCCATGTAGGCCGCAATCATGATCCTGACAATCGACTGCGTTGCTGCATCGTTGATCTCGAAGGTGAAATCTTCAAGCGCTTCTTTGATGGCCGGTTCAATGACGATCAGAAGCATCCTGACGTTGATCCGATCCAGGGAAGACGGTCTCGCCGAAAGGGTTTTCTGACCCCAGACAACGATACCCTTACCCGGGACGAATCTGATCGGGTTGATTCCTGCGTCGTAAAGAAGGTCCATCTCTCCCGACTGAAAACGCCTTCTGACATCCAGAACATTCAGGACGCCTCTCCTGAAACCGGCGGGTGGATACCAGATTTCGTAGTTCAGAGCCGTTTTTGAGATAATGGCGCCGATGTTTCCGTCTGGCGCGACGTAGATCGACCTGTCGTTGAACTTGTCGTACACCTTCAAATGCGGGGTGAAAAGAGCGGCGAAGCTCGTGTTTGCGTTCAGATCAATCTTCCGATAGTTGATGATCTCGTTCAGGTAAGAAGCCGAGGCTTCGTTTGCGTACGGGGTGGAAAGAATTCCGAAGCAGTCCTTTCTCGCTTCTGCGATTGCGATAATCGCCTGTGCGACTGGGACCGTCGCCGAACCGCCATCCATGACCAGCGTCATCGGGATTGCGTCTGGAGACTCAAAGGCATCCAAACCAATGATGAGACGGCCGTCCGTCATTGCTGATCCATCGGCACCCTTCTCGAAGTAGAGCTGGGTGTGCTGCGTTTTGGCTCCATCCGTTGTCACTGCGGTGTTGTCGATTGCCCTGATGTACTCTGAGGACTTCAACATATCCACCAGGTACATTGAACGGCCGTAACCGTCTTTGATAGTGGACTTGGAAACCGCAAAGGTTTCTGCCAGAACACCTTTCCAGTAGACTTCGATTGAGAATGCCGTTGGAACCACCTTCTCACCGAAGTATGCTTCCCAGAAAGCGGATGCCGTCGAGTCTGCTTTCTTTCCTGACTCTGGGCAATGATTGACGGCTGGCATCAGGACGTTCCCATTGGAACCTGAGCCTACAAACGTGAGCGCTGTCCCTGCCACTGCCAACGCCAAAGTCGAGGCCAATTTGAAAGTGTTCCCTGAGGGATCCGTCACGTAGTAGGTGGTGTCGTAGGAGAAGCCGGTTGGCAACGTGGACGTTGAAACCTTCTTCTGGAACTTTACATCGTCCCCGACATTCCACTTCTGTCTGGTTGTGATAACCTCCGTGGCCTCATTGAAGTCGGCTTCAACCAGATCTTCCTGTGCATGGAAATTGAAGATCTTGATCGAGATGTTGTTGTTCCAGAGCCCTGGGTTTGTTGCATAAAGCACAAAGGACTCTGTCCCGAACGAGTAGGCCGGAGGATCAATCGGATCAGCTGCGATTGCCATCCCTGCTGCTAGGTGGTCATTCGCTGATGCACTCTGGTTGGTGTAGGCAAAGATCCCACCGAAAAGAATGTCGGCTGGGAAAGCCCGGTTAACCCAGAGCTTGTCTGAACCCTGCAGGTAGGCGAGGGCGGAGAAGAAGGAGTTGTCGTAGCCCACCTTGATTTCTGAGTCTGGGGTATACAGTCTCAGAAGATCTTTGTCTGTTGTGATCAGAGTGGGTTCCAGCGGACCCTTTGGAGCTGGAATAACCATCCCCCCGTATACTCCTGGGAAGGATGGAACTCTGGTGCTGAGATCAATTTCGCGTACTGTTACTTTAGGTGCGCCCATAATCAATACCTCCGTTAAAATGACTTATGCTTTCTTATATGGCGCGAAAACCACTCCGTAGGGAAGAGCTCCCAGCAACTTCTTGTTAACATTCTGTGCCCTACCGTATGGAGAGACAATAATCGTACTCCCGCCATATGAAACATTTGAGGGATGATCAAGCCTGCTTGAAAGCTCTCCCAGAATCGGGTTCTCCGAAACGAGTGGTTCGGGCGCTGTGGGCAGTTTGATACCTGACATTACTGGGGCCAGTATCCTGTCCCCGGCTACTGCATTTGCTTGTTCACGCGACAATTGTTTCATGGCTAATCCTCCAAGTGTGCTTCTGTTGTAATAGTTATATATTTAATTTCCTTTTGCTCCCTTGTAGGTCCAGCTATCAGGGGCCCTGTTATAAGGGCGTCTGATTGAACTGACCTATAGTTTACATTCTCCAATGAAAAGTGTTATCTTGTAATGTATTCCATTTTACATTAAAAGGCATTTCTCCTAGACTGATAGATGTCAGATCTACAATTACTTTCTTTGGCATCTCACCAAGTGTATATAAAAACTCAAATTGCTCAATATCTTTAATCTTAGTTGATATATACATGAACCTAAGATCAAATTCAATCTGAGCTACTCGATACTCTTCATATGTTGAGTTTGCGGTGTGTCTTAGTGGGGATGATCTCCCTCTTGTTCCAAGAGGTTCCAGCTTTCTCATAACGGATCTGGTATATGAGAAAAGAGGAAACATCTCCCTAATCTCTGACTTCATCAGATTCCCTG